TCTGGAGCCGCTGTGAAGGTTAGCGTCTGACCCGACATCGCATAAGCAGCTTTGACTTGGTACACGCCATCTATATAAGCTAGTGTGTTTGAAAGGTCAGGTGACGTAGTGAGCGTGTAAGCAACAGTAGAACCATCACCAGTAAACGAGTTGACTCTCAAATCCGCTGCACCACCACCGATCTCACCCCAAGTTGTTGAGTAGCCTTCAAACTTATCTTCGGTGGTGTTGTAACGGAACATTCCAGCCACGCCTGTTGGCCGTTGTCCAGTAGTACCTGCTGACATGGTTACTGCTGTTGTCTCATTAACTACCAGCGGCCCAGTCATAGTGCCACCAGCTTTAGGTAAAGCCGCATTAGCTGTTGTGGTTGTGCTAGTGAGGACAGCATCTCTTGTGCCGACATCAACACCGTCAAACGTGGAATTAGTGGTTATAGCCCCAGTCATTGCACCACCAGCTTTCGGTAGTGCGGCATTGGCCGTAGCTCCTTGGGCTGCTGTAGCGTAATCAGTAGAGTCGAAAGCCTTAACCTGTGCAAGGTTCGTTACTTCAGAATCCATTAAAGCACCTGAACTAGTTACGTTAGCAGTGTCAGTTATATCTGCATTAGTTTCTATACCGTCAAGTTTAGTGCCATCAGTAGCAACATCCCTCCCATCAAACGTAGAGTTGGTAGTAATAGCTCCAGACATAGCCCCGCCAGCTTTAGGGAGTGCTGCGTCAGCCTTAGTACCCTGTGCTGCTGTAGCATAGGCCGTGGCAGCAGTAGTAGCCGCAGTGCCTAACCCTAAGTTGGTTCTAGCCGGGACTACATCATCAAGGTCAGATAGGTTATTTACAACAAGCAACGCACCAGCTAAAGAAGCATAAGCAGCTACCCATGAGGTACCAGTGTACACTTTCATTATGTTATCTGTTGTGTTGTAGTACAACATTCCAGAGACCAAAGGATCACCATCGTTATCTGTTGTAGGGTCAGAAGACTTCTCTCCCAAATACTTATCATCAAAGTTATCAAATGCTGCTAATGCTGCGTCTCTTGCAGCTTCTGCACCAGTTCTTGCAACACCTGCGGCAGTTGCACTAGTAGCTGAGTTAGTGGCACTAGTAGCTGCCTCACCTGCCTTAGTCGTAGCTGTAGAGGCACTTGTAGATGCGTTAGAGGCTGATGTGTTAGCCTCACTAGCTTTAGTAGTGGCTGTGCTTGCACTCGATGAAGATGCTGTGGCACTGTTGCTAGAGTTGGTGGCTGATGTAGCTGCGGCTGTTGCTGAGTTACCAGCGTTAGTTGCAGACGTAGCTGCTGTACCAGAACTGTTACTAGCGTTAGTTGCAGACGTAGCTGCACCAGTGGCTGAACTAGCAGATGCTGTTGCTGAGTTACCTGAGTTAGTAGCTGAGGTAGCTGCGTTGGTTGCACTAGTAGTCGCACCGCTTGCACTTGAAGTAGCAGATGTGGCACTAGAGGAAGCTGAGGTAGCACTGGAAGCCGATGCTGTTGCACTAGCTCCTGCATTGGTCTCAGCAGTCTCTGCATTGGTCTCAGCAGTCTCTGCATTAGTTTCACTAGTGGCTGCGTTATTTTTAGAAACAAGAGCCGCAGCTGCACTAGCGGCTGCTGCTGTAGCTTCTGAAGCAGAAGTACCTGCACTTGAGGCTGATGCAGTAGCACTGTTAGCTGAAGCTGTCGCTGAGTCACTTGCGTTAGTAGCTGATATAGCTGCTTCAGCTGCACTGGCTGCTGCTGCATTGTTAAAAGTTTGAACTTGACCATCCCCTGCGTTCCCAAAAGAACCCCCAAGGGCGATATCATCTGTTATATCTGACATGCTGACTCCTTAAATTAGACCCCTTGCATCAAAGCTTACATGAGATTGACCAGCGGAGAGTTTACGTTTCTTCTCTTCATTGTTTAATTCCATAATAGCTTCTGCAAAGCGAGCTTTATATTTCTCTGATTGTTGATCTTCTTGTAAATAATCAAAGCACCTATGTAAGGCACCAAACAACAAGACACGTTCATTCTGGTCTTTTAACCAATTACCAACCTCTGCCACATACCTTACGTATGAACCACTAAGCACTTGATACGTTCTCTTCTCTAGGAACGTAAGAGCATCGTACTGAGCTTGGGTCTTCACATCATAGGTGTTGGGATCTGCTTGTGCTTGGGCTAGTGTAACAGTGGAGGGTACGATTTGTCGTGCATCCAAAGCAGCTAGCCTTCTGTAATAGAACAACTCAAGTGTATCCCCTGTATTTAATAGTTCACCAGCAATTAAGATCTTAGATCCCTTTCTAGTAAAATATCCACTGTTGTGCGTACTGTCGTTGTAGTCATAAAAAGTTTTAGTGTCTACAGTCTCATTGTACACAGTGTCCCTATAAGCACTATGGTTGTTAACACTGGGTATACCAGTTGTTGTTATAATTGCAAAGTTGTTTTGATTAGCAGCAGTTATTGTGACGGCACCCACTGTAGCTCCAACCTCTGGTCTGTTGATAGACCCCATAGACCGTAGTACAATAAAAGACACTGTGTCGTGTGGGACTGCAAAACTAGCGTTAGAGACCCCCGGATTAGTGTCGTTGGTGTCAAACTCAGCATCTTTAATAATATAACTAGTAGCCGCTACGTACACTCCTTCAGATGATTTTGTACAGTAGGTAGTTGGTGTTCCGCTATGGACAACAAAGTACTGTGAGAACTCTAAGGGTGGAATCTCTAGGTGTCGATATGACTCATCTGCTGAGTATCTTAAACCTGATTGTATGATAGAGTCAGGAAGAACCGTTTCTTCACGGTTAGCCCAATCTCTTACCATCTTTACTAAATTTGCGTATGTAGCCATTGGGCTTCTCCTGTTACCATTTAACTTTATCAGCCCAGTAAGCAGCACTCATTGGGCCTCTCTTTATATTCTTCTGATGACGAGCCTTAAAGCTTTTGCGCTTAGCTTTCATCTTATCAGACTCACCTGCTTTAGGCTTACCTGCGGTTGAGGCACCTTGCTCTCCAAACCGTATGATCTTCTCTACACCGTTAGCACATGCCTTTACGACATGGCTTTTTGTTGGGTGGTTAGGAGTGCGTTGGGGTTGGTTACACTTCATGTTCTTTTTATCAATTGCCATCCTTAGGTCTCCTTGTTCCACTTGCAGTTACATCATGTTTAATTTGTCTAGGGCCAGTCTTCCTGTTCCTACTACGCTTCCTCTCTGCCGCAGTCATCTTATTGGCAACAGCCTTAGGTCGGCAAGAGGGGTAGGGTCGGCTACTATCAGAAGCAGACTTACGACCACAAGGCTTACCTGTCTTTAAGTCTATCCACTCTTCGTGGAACCATTTACTAAGGCCACCTTTATATTTATTTGACATTACCGATAACCCCCACCACGTTTCTTGTACTGCTTAACTAACCAAGCGTTGGCATAAGCTGAGGGGTACACATCAAACTTACGCTTAGCTTCAGACTTAACCCTTGAGTACAATGCTTTATCTGTAGGGGTAGGTTTAGATAGTGGGCCTTTTCTCTCAGCCATGATTGCCTCCTAGTATGACATTAACGCTGGATACTCTGACTTTATAATCCCAACGACCTTCCTAACTGCTGCGGGGTCGTGCATGAAGTTTGCATCGTGTATGTCAATCTTGTATTTAGTTAAAATATCTAAAGCCACCAGATCAGGGATGGTACATGCTTTTCTGTACCCAATGTCTTTACGGTTTCCACGGAAACTTTCTCGATCAGCTTTAGCTTGTTCTATAAAAGGTGCAGCATCCTGATGTATTTGAAAGTCACCTGTGCTTGTATCAAGACCACCTGTCATTCCACCTGAGGTGTTGATATCATAATAATTAGAATCCATTAGTCCTACCTCTTAGGCTTAGGTTTCGGCTTAGGCTTAGGCTTCTTAGCAGCCGCTCTTAGAGCCTTGTTGTCGGCTTGCAAAGCGGAAATATATCTGTCGTAATTATCTGGGTAGAGCTTTTCGTTCCTCATAACTTTATTGAAGGCGGCATGTCCTGCGCTGCCTTTTTTAGGTTCATACAATGGCATAATTAATCTCCTCTTATATCTTAATTTGTTATCGCTACAAAGCGACCAGTCTTACCAATGACACCCAACACAGGCCCAACGATAACAAAGTCAATGCTACCCTTGATAAAACGTGCTGCTGTCAGTTCATAACCACCACCTGTTGCGTCTGCGGTTACCCATGTGCAGTCCTCAGCAGGGAGGTTGTATTGTGTTCCAGCTGTAAATCCGCTAGCTGTTGTTCCGATTGTACCTTTAATTACCATCATAATTACTTATCTCCTAAAGCAATAATAAAAAAAAGGGGAAGCAGCCCTAAAGCCACCTCCCCCATAGATGTTACTCTAAAGTCTTACTTAAGACCGTAGATAGCACCACAACCCACTGGGTTCTTAACTTCAAACGTGTTCTCTTCTACCAACATACCGACAGTAGAATCACCTTTCTGTCCTACATCTACTTCGGCCAAAGGACGCAGAGATGCAAGTGCAAACCACTGAGGATCATATATAAGTGCACATGAGTCAGAGTGATCGTTTGTAGTACCAGCAGTACCAGTCTGGAGACCCATGATGTAGTTTGGAACTACCATCAAGTCACCAAAGTCGGACATGTAGATGTCAACAGACTGACGTAGCTTTCCGTTTGCATCAATGTTACGGACAACACCAGTGTCGCTGACCATTAGGTCAGAGAAGTCACGGCGCAACTTAGGAGACAACATAATCTTAGTTGCCTTACCGCCTTGCTCGTAGATCTTCTGCATGGTTCCGTCAATGTCAGTCAAGCTTAAAGCAACTCGTGCAGAATCAGCAGCTAGGGTAGGGGCGTGAGTGCCTTTACCAGCAGTGGTAGTTAAAGCAGTACCTGAAGCATAAGTACAGGTAGCAGAGTCGTTTACGTATGACTGAAAGCCACCCATAGTACGAGTGCCAGAACCGTTAGCAACCTGATAGCCGTTAACCAGATCGTGCTCGATGTCACGGCGAAGCTCAGTACCACGCTTCTTCAACTGGTAAGCGTACTCATCAGCAACGCCAGCTTGATCTACTGCACGGCGAGTGCCGGAAACAGCGATAGTCTTACCGTTGATCTGAGTGTAGTTACCCAGACGAGTGCGGAATGGGCCTACAGGATTGAAAGCTGCTCCGCCTTCAGATCCACCGCCACCGGGCTGTACGTAGTCAGCACCGTCAACAAGCTTAGAGTTTCCGGGTGCAGCTAGCTCATCAGTCTGCCACTCATGGAAGATTGCAGTAGCTTTGCTCTTACCGATAGACGATAGGAAAGGGGTCTCATCACGAGTGATAAGGGAGATAAAGTTAGCAAGATCTTCACGCTGTGAAACATTGCTGTTGCTAGTTCCAGAGGCAACGCCTCCAGCTGGGCCTGTGGTAGCTCGACCGCCAATTGTAGCCATAATAGTATTCCTTATAATTAATTAGAGTTTCAGAGAGTTTGCTGCATAATCTCTCAGAAAAGCCATTTGATCATCAGAGGAAGCATCTTCACGGAAGGCTCTTGCCTTCGTCATATTGGATGCGTCTTGTTTCTGACGATTAGGTGACTTTGCCTTTTTAGTAGGCACTGCTTTCTTTGAAGGAGCTGCTTTACGCTTGGCTTGGCCTTTAGTGACACCTTGCTTTAACACACGGTAATCATTCAATAGCCGAACAATGTTAGGGTCAACAATGGAATCTACAAGCTCTTCTGACACGCCTTCACCTACGGCAAAGTTACGTATGTCAGCAGCTATATCAGCATTAAATCCGGGCAACTGTGCTTCAATGTTATCATTAAAGTAAGTCAGTTGTTCTTCCCAAAGTTGTTCCTGAACAGATTGTTGTTGCACTTTCAGTTGTTCTTGTAAACCTTCACGTTGTTTACGAGCACCCCAGTATCTTTTCTGGAGTTGTTCACGTTGATCCTTCAGTTCGCTTACCTCGTAAGTATCACCATCTTCACGGGCTTTATCAATCTTGGCCTCGATGTCATGGTACTGCTTAGCAAGGTTTTGCTCAGTGCCTACTAGAATAGCAGCAGAGGCATTACCAAGTTCTTGCACTTCAGACAGAGCTTTTGTTCTCTCTTCATCAAGTGCTTTCTTAGCTTCGCCTAGTTCACGACCCTTTTTACTAAGTGAGCTGTCAGTCTGATAGCCTTTCAGGAGATCCGCAAAGGATACATCCAGTTCTTCACCATCAATCTTAACACGGACTTTAGCGTCCAGATCTAAATCGTCAGCAGTAAACACATCGGTTTCTTGGGTAGCCTCGGCATCCTCATCCTCTGTCTCATCTACTTCCTCTTCATTTCCCTCTTCAGTAACGGTTTCATCAGATTCTTCAGGGTCTTCTACTTCGTCTGATTCCACCGGGTCAACCTCTGGAACTTCCTCAATAGGTAGCGGTGCTTCGTTCTCAAGAAAATCTGAGTTGTTTAGCACGGCATCTAGGAGGCTCTGTTCGGTCTGACCGTTATCGGACATCTGCACATTGTCATCCATAGCGGGTAGAGTAGTGTTGTCTGTCATATTTAATTCCTCTTCTATTTAGCAACAGCTTTCTTAGCTGCTACCTTTTGCGTAGTTGGTTGAGTTACTGGTGAAAGTTTATCTTCATAACGATCCTTAAGCTGATATAGACTAGCCAAGTTGTTTGAGTTTAACTTACATTTACCTGCACTACGCATTGAATCATATTCTAGTAATCCAATCATTCCCACTATATTACCTAGCAGGGTTTCATAATTAATTTCTCTACTGTCCATTATCCTCGGCCTCTCTTTCTAAGTGTGGTATGTTTTTTCCGTACATCTCGTATTGTGCTAGCTTGGCTTTAACGTCCCCCAAGGATAAGACACAGGAGTAAATAAACTCTCTGGTCTTATTCTCATGGGGTTCCGTATTGAGGAACTGAAGGTAGTAATCTACCATCAACTCCCCATAAGCTCCAGTGAAAAACTGTTCACGTTCTCTTGAAGCGAACTGGGCATTCACTAGAGCTTCCTTTGCTATAACATCTGGATGTACAGTCTTCAACCGCTTCTCGGCTGTCTGCTTGTACTTATTCATCCTGTTCCTCTTATTAGATTGGTAATTGTTGCTGCATCATTGCCATCATGTCTTGTTCAGACATTTGGTCTTGGGTACCTTGTCGGGGTTGTTCCGGGGCAATCGGTTGCTCCGTTGGTTGTCCTTGGCCCTGACCCATAACTTCAGCTACCATTCCTAGTATCTGGTCGTATGTGGGGTGCTCAGGGATAACAGCACCTTCCTTTTGTGCTTTGATCGTTAGATCAGCCCACTCTTGGAAATGCTTGTCAATGGCTACTGCCATCTGTTTAGAGTTGTCTTGTACGGTGTTAGCACTCTGTGCATCAGTGTATCGGACATTAGCTTCCGACAGATCAACATCAGCCGAAGCCTTTCTGTTCTGAAGTTCCTGTGTCTTCTGGGCATTCTCAGTTTGTGATTGAACTGACTTAGCAGCGTTCTCTTTAAACTCATCAGTAGTGTAGTCTTCTAGGAAGTCATTACTGGATAGGCCCATAGCTTCTAACAGTTTAGTTGCAAGTACCGCAGGAGACTCTGGCTTGATGATACTGCCAGCTCCAGCTGCGTTCAATGCAGGTAAGACTTGTTGTCCCACTGTTGTTAGCTTGTTGATCAGGTTAGCATTACTGTTCTCACCGATGTCCAAGATGACATCACATTCCATACGATCTGGTAGGTTTCCACAATCCACAACTTCTGTCATACCACCAACACAGACATTCATCTGCTTGGTTTGTTTACGGATAGTCGAGTACACACCCTCACATAGACGCTTGAGACCTGTCTCAGCAAACCTACGGGCGATGTGTTGGATACGTTTCTGGGAAGCAGACTGCACAGCAGCCATCTTTCCTTCACTGTTACCAGAGACATACAGTGTATCGTTAAGGCCTTGAGCAGCCTTAGACATACCTGTCGCTTGTTCTTTAATAATCTGTAGGTGTTGCAGTAGCGGCACAGTACCAGTTGAGATAGTCTCAGGGGGTAGGGCAGCAACAGCACCTTGTGGTGATCCGTTAGTAGGGATGATCTGCTTAGGCTTCATGTTCTGCAATGCAGAAAAGTCTACCACGTTTGGATCAGCTAGCTTAGGACTATAGTTAGTTAAGTAGGTGTTCTCAACGAACCCTCTTAGGATAGCCGTAGCAGCCAGTGTAGACGAACGGGTAAGGTCAGCAATAGATAGACCATAGAACTCGTAAGGGATGTCAATAGGAGACAATGAAGCCACCTGAATGAGATCACAATCCTCTTCATGGAATACCCTACCACCAATCATAATGAATCGCTTAAGCTCAGCAATACCATCACCATCACGGTCAACATTAATCCAGCATTCGGTTACAGATAGCTCACGGTTAGCCTCTACAGGCATAGAGTCACTAGAACCCTGCCAGTAAGACATGCCAACTACCTCTTTACGGGCAGCAACGTCTTGGCTGTAGCGTGTATTACCTGACCATGACATACCACCTAGCTCATCCCACTCATCATCACTGATGTTCTCAGCGATATCAGGCCAATACTTACGGATTTCACTGCGTGTCATGTCTGTTTGGATACCAACAAAGTTAGCATCGTCAATAGAGGTAGCATCACGGGAAATACGGAAGTTCTCTGGGGGTATGTTCTCTATTCGTACCTTAGAACGGTCTACTGTACGCTTAATACGTACATTAACGTAGACAAGTTCAGCATCACCTGTAGCATCTACCTCATTCTCGAACTCAAGGTCACCTACAATCTCTACAGACTCGTCAGACAGTAGCTCATCGAGCTTAGCCTGAGATATTACTTCGTATTCTTCAAAGGTTGTGTAGTAATCCTCTACATAGTCCCATCGAATGATACCATTCTTCCAAAGGAGAGCAGACTTAATCCATGTTTGGAGCAACTCCCATCCATTATTCTGTTTAAACAAGCAGTAATTGGTTACCATAGAGGCATCATGTGCTTGTTTGTGTGCACCGGGGGAGGCTGCATAGGGGGTGAACTTAGCAAGTTTACCATTATTTAGGAACAGATCGCATAGGACAGCAGTGTACGCTTCAACAGTCTCAGTTGTAGACGTATCAACAATGGTGCTTACACCTTGTGGCTTTAAGTGTCCTTGTGCTAGACCAGCGTACTCATAGGTACTCTTCTCACGCTCTCTGGAGAGGTCTGAGGAGTTTAACCAATCACCTACACTGTTAGCAATGCCCTGTTCAACTAGGTTAGCTAGCTGTTCATCTGTTACTTTCTCTTTATACCCGTGACTCATTATTGCCTCCAAGGAGTTGTTTTGTACTTCTCTAACTCTTTACTAGAATAAGCACCAGCTTTGGTCATTTCTCTAGGTTTCTTGTTAGCATCTTTCTTCACTTGCTTCTGCTTAGGTGCTTCTTCATTAAATCGCATAGTTCCCTCCAAGGGTCAATCTATCAATCGTTATAAGGAAGACTATTGCTACATGTCCTGTCACTGTACGTGTGACTTTGCAGGTACGGTCTTCATTAATAAAAAGGTATCATTTATTCCCCCAGCGATACCAGACTGGGTGAGGACTAATGGAATTCTTTTACAGCCATGAAGTCTCATCCTCGATGTGTTGTGAGACTCTGGTTGACCACGGTACATTGTTGTTCTGAAGCTTATCCCAGTGGGTACGTAAGACTTCACATGCTATGGCTAATGCCATTACAGTGTCATCGTTACAACCAGCTGCTGCTTCTGTCTTACCTGTGTCCGTGGATATGTAATCTTTTAATTCTTGAATCATGATATTAGATGATATGTTGACCTCTTCGTTCTCTATGAGAGACTTCAAGTTACCAATGATAGCTGGCTTAGAGGCTGAAGTAGTCCTAAAGCCTACACGAGCACTAGACTCATGGTTGACATTAGCCTTCTTGATTTGCTTATAGAGGTTAACGTAGTTCATAGATTCAAGCTTTTGTATCGTTGCAATACCCATAGAGTTAGACTCTGGGCATAGGAGTGCGTTGTTGTAATAGCGACCTAAGTAGAACAGCAGTTCCCCGAAGAGGCTTGGATCTATCCTATTGTCCCTATACAGGGCCATTACCTTGTAATCCTTATTCAAGACAACAGCAGTGCAGTAATCCTGACCAACACCTAGTGACACATCAGCAGCAATGACATAGTTGTCTTCCCACTTAGGGTAACCGAAGATGTGTAGCTTACCTTCACGGTTATCCTCAAACTGCTTACTGTTAGCATCCCACGCTCTGTGGCTTTCCGGGGTCTCTGGTATCAGCTGCTCCAGCTTCTCTATGTCAAAGACATTAGATCCTGAGACTAGAAATGCTTCCTCAGCTGTAGTAGGGTATTCCTGTCGGAACTTATGTTCACCCCCCTCAGCTATCTTCAGCCTTCTCCAGTAGAGCTGGTTATTGTCGAGATTAAATCTATCAACAATCTTCTCTTCCTCTACTGTTAACACCATCCCTTCCGGGTGTGGTCTTCTATATTCATCTGTAAGAAACCATGGGAGGAAGATAGGGAGGTATTCATTCTCCCCAGCAACAGCTCCCTTCCACAACCTGTAGAACTCTCCTTGAGCACCATTAGCTGTAGACTCTAGTATTACTTCGGTACCAGCGGTCTGTGGGATACCTTGGAACAAACCTGCAAGTATCTTCTCATCGTGATTCCAAAAGGAAACCTCTGAGAGGTGTGCAATTGTTGGAGTAGTACCTCGGCCAGCTTCAGGTGCACCAGCAGTGTACAGACGATAGCTAGCCTTAGCATCCTTATCTTTAAAGTAGGGTGAGCTGATGATGACTTCCTTAGCATTGCTACGTTCCTCCTTGGGTGCTAGATCCTTTGGCATATTCCTAATAAGGTTCTTAGACATACTGAATAGGGCATCTGAAGTAGCACTGTCATGTGCCATTACAACTGACCTCGAATGAGGAGAGAAGTATGACTTCCAGTACACTCTAGCTACACAGTACGTAGAGATACCCTGCTGTCTTGCCTTAAGGATAATAGCCCTTACACGACCAGTCTCTTCCAACTGCTTTGTTAATTGTTCTGTTATAAGGGTCTGTGCTTGGTTTAACTTGAAGGGTACAAAGCCCCTACTAGAGTCCTTAGTCACAATCCTTATCTGTTCCTGTGCAAAGCGTGTGAAGTCCTGTGAGTACTCCTCTAGTAGAGTCCTCTTCTCCTTCTCCTTTACAAGCTTTATTAATTCTGTCTTATCCATTGCTATAGTCCTCGGTGACTGTGCGCTACATGGTATATTTGTGGTGCTGTGGGGGTTTGTAGGGTTCTGTGAGAGCTTTTGGGTACCCCCCTCCTACTTATGAGTGCAACCAATTGCAAGACTTATCCCTAGAGCGTGTGTCTATAAGTCAGGGATATTGAGGTACCCTAGATACATCTGGGTACCCCCCTGTTCTCTCACAGTGTTACCAGCCACTGTAGTGCTCTGTGAGGGATCTTAGGGACATACTAGGGACTACCCCTTAGGGTTCTCCTAGTTCCTCCTATAGGGACTAACGAGGGGCTTGGTAGCAGTGGAGTTTACGGGAGTTACAGTGGGGTACTGTGAGTATCTGTGGGAACCTGAGGGTGAACGCTGTAGTAGACATCGTGAGCCACGCAAGCGTGTCTCTTTAGGAGGTTATTGGTAAAGTAGTACACTGCCTCGGCTAACGCCTCGGCTCGTGGGATCTACCGACATAACCGTTACAGTGGTGTCAACCCTGACGATCACTAACCTATTAAACAATCTAGGAGTATCACCATGGAAACATCACTTATGGCAGAGTTCTTCTGCCAAGCCACGGAAGTGGTAACATCTTTCTACAAGATAGACAACGCTGTTGTCTGTCACACTGCTCCTATGGAGCTTTACTCTTGGGCAAGGGGTAGTGTCCACACTTCGGAGACCATGTCTCCAGAACAGGCTAACCACGCCATGTTCAACCTACAGTTGGCAACAAACCAACTACCTTCTTCATCAGATTACGACTGGGATCAACACCAGTGGTAATCTAACCACCGTGAGCCACGCAAGCGTGTCTCTTTAAAAGGTGATTGCCAATCCCGGTAGTCACAAACAACTATGGAGCTTTGTCCATGATCATTGAGCCTAGCTCAAGCTACACCCGTGCCGTACTCCTCTCTACTAACTAGGGGTACAG